TTTGCTAAGGTGTATTTGTTTTAAGATATCTCTGTTGTTGAGATAATTGGTTTTTGCTGGTGTTCTTGTGGGTGTAGTTGACACTAACGAATCTCCTAATAATATATTTATTGTAGCATAAAACCCACAGTTGTCAACCTTTAAATCATTATCTGGGTGGTTTATTTTCGCGGTAAATATATAATAGGAAAATAAACATGGATGAAGTACAAGACACATCGGGCTACGGCGAGCAAAACGACCCGCCGGTTCCTGCTGACGAAATTCAGACTGAAGCGACCCCAGTTGATCCTGCTGTAGATCCAGAATTGGCTGCCGGTGAAAATCCTGCGGTACCAACGGCTGATATTCAAGAAAACGCAACAGATGTTGACCCTACAGTTGACCCTACAACAGGATTTAACCTTCCGTCATTACCGTCATTGGGCGGTTTAAGCGGTGCGTTGTCTGGACTTGCTGCAGCCGGTGCAAGTGCGGCTCGAGCAGTTGTGGGTGCGGCCCAGGCCAATGATCAACCAACAAACAACGCACTAACACAACAGGTAGTTAACACTGACTGGCGTGTAACTTTAAGACTGGCACCCGGAGCCACATACCTGTACAAGGCTGCAGATGCTGGATTACTACAACCGTTAAAAGTTACCAACGGGGTTGTATTTCCATACACTCCAACAATTGGCACAGCCTACAAGGCCAACTACGACACTTATGATTTAACCCATAGCAATTATCGTGGCTATTTTTACAAAAATAGTTACACTGATGCTGTTTCATTGAAAGCAACATTTACAGCACAGAGCACATCCGATGCGGCTTATGTGTTGGCAGTGATACATTTTTTCCGGAGTGTAACAAAAATGTTCTACGGTCAAGATGCACAGCGTGGAAGTCCTCCACCACTGGTGTTCCTGAGCGGCCTGGGTGATTATCAATTTAATAATCATCCTTGTGTGGTTACTAGTTTTAGCTACAACTTGCCTGACGGAGTAGATTATATAAGTTCCGGTTCGCCTAACAATCTAGGATTGAACCTGCAACCCCTACAAAATTTGTATTCTACCACTCTCAACGCTGTGTCACCAACAGTGACTAGACTGGCAGCAGCTTTTTTGCCAATAGGTGCACAAAATGATATACCAGCTCCGTTGCGAAGTTTACTAAACAATCCTACCTATGTACCTAGTAAAATAGACATAGATATTTCGCTATTGCCTGTGCAGACTCGTCAACAGGTCAGCCAACAGTTTAGTCTCAGAGACTTTAGCAATGGTAGTTTACTTAAGAAAGGATTCTGGTAATGGCTGGAAATTATACTTCTACTAGTCCATACTTTACTACAGGATACAGTCAATTCTTCCTGGATGTCATGGTCAACAGACCCATACCCAAGGAAACAGATGATCTCCTGTTTACCATCAATACCACGTTCCGGTATCGTCCAGACCTTTTGGCATTTGACTTGTATGGTGATGCTGGTCTGTGGTGGGTATTTTATCAACGCAATCCTAATACCCTAACAGCACCGCCTATGGACTTTGAGGCTGGCACTGCAATCTATTTGCCCAAGAGTGATACATTAAAAACAGTGTTAGGATTCTAACATGTCTAATGTAGAAACACAATTTTTACCAGCAGACTGGAAAGCTGGCGACCCAATTCCAAACACCAATACTAATATTGCATCTCCTATAGTAACAATCAACGAAAGCCAAGCTACAACACCCGACAATGGATCCAACGGATATGCCATACAAGACGAAACTGGACAAATATCTAATATTAGAAAAAATGAGTATGGGGACTTGTATTACCCTGCAGACCTAAACAACGCAGTTGTAGCACCCACCGAAGGCGGAGTTGGTGCAGGAACCGGTCAACAAGGCGGTGACGACTCCCCAGGTCCATCACCAAGTGCCACAGCCGCTGCAACACAGGCTTCCAGCAATGTATTTGGTGAAGGCTCAATTGTGCCCCAGGCCAACGTGCTTGACCAATATGCCAGTTATACATATCAAGCATCGGTGTACTTAATGAAACCAGAAGCGTTTAATGCCATGGTTAAGAATAAAAAATTTACCCCATCTGGCAGCCAATTATTGTTTCAAAGTGGTGGTGCACCAATAACCGGTCGTAATCCATATTTTAAAAACGATTATTACATTGATAAAATTGAACTGAAATCCACTGCCATGGGCAAAGGAACCAATGCCGCACACAATGTAAACACAATTAAAATGACTCTAGTTGAGCCCAACGGAATCACATTACTGAATAACCTTGACAAGGCAGTAGAACAATATTTGGGTGCCGAAGGTAAAAAGAAAAATTTTGCAGCTGCACTGTATTTGTTGGTAATTAAATTTTTTGGATATGACGCAAATGGCAATTTGGTACAGGCCGGTAAATCAAATGGCGTTACTAATTTTGTTGGAAATATTCCCGGCGTTCCTGGTGTCGTGCCTACATCTGGCACAGCACAGGTAGAAAAATATTATCCAATGGCCATTAATAAAATTAATTTTAAAGTAGCCAACAAACTAGTTGAATATGAAATTGAAGCCACCGCACCGCAATATAATGTTGCAGTCGGCCAAAGTCGTGGAACTATTCCCTATAATGTAGAATTAAGTGCCATATCAGTCAAAGATGCCCTAGCCGGCAGTGCTGAAGTTGCTCCATCAAGAACACCAACAGCAAAAACTTTAACAGAAGAAGAAAAGCAAGAGCAAGACGGCAATGGAAACACTCCACCAGATGCACCGCCTAAGGCATCTGCCGCACCAAGTCCAAAATTAACTATACGTAAAGGATTAATAGAAGCATTAAACCAATATCAAAAAGACCTAGTCAACCAAAAAATTTATACCGTAGCTGACGTGTACAGTGTAGAATTTACAGATGTCAGTATCGAACAAGCAAAAATTACTGTTCCCGGAGTTGATTTTAAAAACACCAGTCCACAAATAGCAAAAACCGCCGCAGACAAACTTCCTGAAAAACAATCAGCAGATCCTAACGCTAGAATTCTTACAATAACCGCGGGTCAACAAATCGTACAAGTTATAGAACAGATTGTGCGAAATAGTGAGTACATAAGAAACCAAGCAAAAGATACTGTAGAAGAAAACTCACAAAAACAAAAAGCCAACAGCGGCACCAAAAAGGATGTCACTTGGTTTAAAATTAACGTAGAAGCCACACCTATCAAGTATGATCCTAAACGTAATGATTATGCCTATAACGTAAAATATATTGTAAGTCCATTTAGACTTGTTGCAACCAACAGTAACTATTTTACTCAACCTCAATATAGAGGACCACAAAAACAATATAACTATTGGTTCACAGGACAAAATACACAGGTAATAAGCTATGAGCAACAGTATAATGCTGCCTACACCTATGTATTATCTGGTGGAACACAAAATACAGCAAATACTACAGGGGCCAAGGCAAACCACCAACCTCGTAGTGGACAAACCAGTCAAGGGGCTGATTTAAGAACCAATGAACCGGCAGCCAACTTGGCCGATTCGCTGTACAATCCAGCAGACTTGGCCGAAGCTAGATTAACTATTGTTGGAGATCCGGCGTGGCTACAACAAGGCGAAGCATCTTTTTCGGCTCCGGGTAAAAATAGTTTCAATGCCAACGCATTTTTGCCTGACGGCACAATTAATATGGACAGCCAACAGATATTGTTTGAAGTTGTAGTCAATACTCCTACCGACTACGACCTGAGCACAGGACTTATGGATGTCAATAACAGAAACACCAATCAAATTAATAATCAAGGAAAACCTCTTAACGAAAGTTATGTGTATATTTTTAATGAATGTACAAGTGAATTTGTCAAAGGAAAATTTACACAAAATATTAAAGGTACATTGTTACAACGTACAACACCAAAATCAGCTGCAAGTGACGGTCGTGGCGGTGCAAATCTGTTAAGTGGACTATTAGGAAAAGCAACCGGGGCATTAACCGGAGCAACAAGAAGTCTGCTTGGATCGTTGGATCCTCGCGAGACAGGAATTCCACAAAGCCAAGCAGATGCTCAAGATTTAGAAAATGGGCCTGGCGAACAAACAGACGAGAATGTTAATGAAAACGACTCAGCAAGTCCACAACCTGCAGCAGAACCAGGAGACCCGACTTCCACTGGCGATATTGATTATAATGCTGGATTAGCAGGGGATGACACCAGTGCTGGAGTAAATACCGAATCACAATTAATAGCACAGGATGACGCATAATGGCAGAGAACGTACAACGTAGTCGAGGACGCCCCGAAGGATATAAATTTGACCGTGGCGGCCAACCTGCGGAAATGGGTCCGTATATCGGTATTGTAGTTAATAATGTTGATAACATTCGTAGTGGCCGATTACAAGTTTATATTGAAGAATTTGGTGCAATTACAAAAACCGGTGAGCCTAATCTTACTGATAAAAGTCTATGGAGGACTGTTAGTTATTGTCCGCCATTTTATGGAGCCACCCCACAGTCGGGCACCAGTGCTGGGGTAGGAAAATACCCAGGCAACACAAACAGTTATGGTATGTGGTTTACTCCTCCTGATATTGGCGTCAGTGTATTGTGTTTCTTTGTGGGCGGCGATCCCAAGCAAGGTTACTATGTTGGATGCATTCCGACCCATGGTGCTAACCACATGATTCCAGCAATTGGTGCCGTTAAGAATTTTCAAACGGCTAATGCTAGTCAAAAAACTTATTTTAAAGATGCGACACAATTACCTGTTACAGAAATCAATGTTAAAAATGCCGCCATTGAAAACAATCCCAAATTCTTTGATCAACCAAAACCAATACAAAGTTACGTAGCAGGTATATTGTTTCAACAAGGTCTTGCTGCTGATAACATACGTGGAAGTATAGCAAGTTCAAGTCAACGTGAAAGTCCTAGCAACTGTTATGGTATTAGTACACCAGGTCGTGCAATTTACCAAGGCGGCCTTACCGATGAAAAAATACAACAACAACTAGAGTCTGGTAAAGTAAAATTAGAAGATATTTCAATAATCGGTCGTCGCGGCGGCCACACTTTAGTCATGGACGATGGCGATCTATCAGGGGCAGATAATCTAGTCAGAATACGTACAGCCAAAGGTCATCAAATCACCATGAGTGATGATGGCAATTGTTTATACATTTGTCATGCCAATGGTCAAAGCTGGATCGAACTAGGACAAGAAGGCACACTTGATGTTTATACCACTAATAGTGTTAATATAAGATCACAGGGCACTATAAATTTACATGCCGACGAAGATATCAACATGTTTGCTGGAGGCAAGTTTAATGTTAAAAGCATGACCAGCACTACCCTGCAAAGCGATGGCGACTTTAGTGTATCCAACAAAGGTTCATTGACTATGTTCAGTCAAGGAACTATTGGATTAAAAAGTTCTGGCACCCTGGCTATCAGCAGTCAGTTAGGAAGTTGGGCTGCACAATCAGAATTAAGTTTTAACGGTAGCAAAATACAACTTAATGGTGGCCCAAGTATTGCAGTTGAAACACCAAAAGGGCTTACTAAGTATCTGATGCCTGACGTAGAATTTAATTCTACAGTAGGGTGGGTGGCTCAACCAACCAAACTAGATAGTATAGTAACCCGTGCTCCTACGCACGAACCATATCCTTACCACAACAAAGGCGTATCAACCTCAATTAAATTTAGTGGAGTTCCTACGCCACCTCCAGACGCTCCTGAGGTTCCGCCAGATGTCACAATCACAGCCACATAATGAGTCAATTTGATTACACTCTTCCATCTGGTGCTACTTTTACTATGCAGGCCCCCGAAGGTACTACACAGGCCCAGGCTGATAAGACATTTTATAGTCAGGTAGCCGCTGGTGCTCTAGTAGGATTTCTTCCTGGACAAAGTGTCAGCGGTACAACTTCGGCCTTGGCCAAATTTGCACTAAGCAGATTAGACCGTGGTACTGCCGGAGTTGACGACACTGTAATCTTAGCAATTATTAATGGATTACCTGCAACTGCCAGTATTCCTTCATTGGTTAACGTACCTTTACAAAATCCTGTAACCCAAGCCAACATAGCCGAAATCAGTGGCACAGGATTTACAGCACCTGCTATAGGATCATTGACCTCTAGTCAAACACAGTCACTCATGGCCCAAGTGGCCAACAATGTAGACCAGGCTGCCGACGTAATAACCAACGAAACTGGAGTTGGTCGTTATGGATTTAGTTGTCAACAATTAGAAATGGCCGGATATGTTAAGCCTGGTACTTGGCAACAATTTTTACAAAATGGTTCCAGCACCCTAGTTGATGTGCTCAGTGCACCAGGCATATGGACTGGTCTAGATGGTATTAATAGTCTAACAGCGTTCCTTAATAACATTAACGCACAAAATAATGCACAAGCAATCTTGATGAAAAATGGATACAGTAGCCTACAAGCCGCTGGCGTGATTAAAACCCCAGTTACACAATCGGTGTCGGCTGTGAGAGGCCTGGTATATACCGGCACTAATCAAGCTCTAACATCGGCTACTACAACTGTGACCAATGACGCAAATGGTCAAATAGCAGCATTGGTTACAAATTCTAGTAGATATGGCACAGGACTCACAGCACAGTGGGCCGCAACCCCAGCTGGCGGTGGTGGTGCATCAACAAATCAATCTAGTTCCACTCTGGCCAGTATTGGTGTTATTGGTCTTGGACTAGCTTCTAACATACCCAATCTAGGTTCGTTATTATCTGGCACAACTTCTGGATTACCATCAGTCCAAACTGCTATGAACATACTAGGCAAAGCATCGCAGTTTGCTTCCACAGCCGCCAGCACATTGACTAGTGGGTTAAGTTCATTGACAGCAGGATTGCCCAGTTTAAGTTCATTGACAGCAGGATTGCCAAACTTAGATTCATTGACAGCAGGATTACCAAGCCTAGGATCGTTGACATCTAAGTTACCCGACATTGGTGCGTTGACTGCTAACCTTCCTAGCATTAGCGATCTAACATCCAAGTTGCCAGATTTTAGTAATCTAGATGTGAGTAGCCTGTTAAGCGGAGCCGGTGACAGCTTGGTAGCTGATGTAAAGAAAGCTGCTGGATTTGTTAATACCGTAGATCGAGCCAGTGTAGATGTGGCCATGACTAAAATATTTGGCAGTAGCAAAATACCCGTACCTGGGCTCGGGTCAAACTTGCCAGATACAGCATCTATCAGTGCAGCGTTAGACATTACTGCTGCACAAAATAAGCTTCAAGAATTGCAAAGCCAAGGAACCGCATTGATTAGTCAGGTACAAGGACAGGCCGGCAGTATATTGGCCCAGGCCAGAAGTGCTGTAAGTCAGTTAGGGTAATAGAGTAAATACAAGATGCCTACATTCATTGGATTCAACACAATACGTCAAAATAAAAAGTTCACAGCGGTGGATTTTGATTTGATTAAAATTGATTTACTCAACGCTTTTAACATACGTCAAGGCGAAATGCCTGGCAAGCCCGGATATGGCACCGTGATCTGGAATTATTTGTTTGAAAATCAAACCACCGAAACACTAGAGGTTATCTATCAAGAAATACAGCGTGTATGCGCCGGCGATCCTAGGCTTTTTGTCAGCGGTATACAGGTATTTCCTCAACAAAACGGTATCTTAATTCAGCTAGGCCTAGCAGTTGTGCCCAGTACTTCAGCACAACAATTTAGCTTGTTTTTTGATCAACAACAACGCCGAGCCAGTTACGTTTAACTACCCAGATTATTTGATCCATAAATACTAGAACTGGGAACACATATGGCCACAACCTCAAGACAAACTGCGATTTTTGGCGTTGAAGATTGGAAAAGAATCTATCAAACTTATCGCGAAGCAGACTTTCAAAGTTATGACTTTGAAACCTTGCGTAAGAGCTTTGTAGACTACTTACGCCTATATTACCCAGAAACATTCAACGATTATATTGAGTCCAGCGAGTTTATTGCTCTGCTTGACGTCATGGCCTTTATGGGACAAAGTCTGGCATTCCGCACAGATTTAAACACACGTGAAAATTATTTAGACACAGCCGAACGTAGAGACAGCGTTGTTAGACTTGCAAATTTGGTCAGTTATACAGCCAAGCGTAACACCGAAGCGTCAGGGTACCTTAAAGTATTTTCAGTCAGCACCACAGAAAATATTATAGATTTCAATGGTATTAATCTAGCCAACCTTACTGTTAATTGGGCAGACCCAACTAATCTTAACTGGCAAGAACAATTTACCACTATCATTAATGCGTCGTTGGTTAACACACAAAAGTTTGGTAATCCTGGTAATCGTCAAGCGATCCTAGGAATAGACACACAAGAGTATACGATCAACTTGGTTCCGGGTTACCTTCCGGTAATTCCTTATACTTCTACTATTGACACAGTCAACATGCCATTTGAAGTAATTAATGCTACTTCTGCTGGTGCAGATTTTGTTTATGAACCTCCTCCGCTGCCCAATGGACAATTCAACGTGTTGTTCCGCAATGACCAGCAAGGTTATCTTAGTGCCAACACAGGATTTTTCTTCTTGTTCAAACAAGGAGTGTTGCAAAACCAAGATTTTAACTTGCCCGAGCGTATCGACAATCGTGCTGTAGATATTAACATAGAAGGCATCAACAACACCGACATATGGTTATATCAGCTAGATAACCTAGGTAATGTTGCAGGCTTCTGGGAACGAGTACAAAGTGTCTATGCAGCCGCAGTGGAACAACTAGCACCCGGCACAAGAGATATCTATAGTGTAACCAGTAGAACCAATGATCAGATTACCTTAAACTTTGGTGATGGTATATTTGCTACGATACCTGTGGGCACATTTCGTACCTATGTGCGAGCCAGCAACGGCCTACAATATATTATCAACCCAGTAGAAATGCAAAGCGTAACTGTGCCTATCAGTTATGTAAGCCGCACAGGACAAATTGAAACAATTACATTTACCTGCGGCATCACTGAGCCGGTGACCAATGCTCAGGCACGTGAAACCATACAAGAAATTAAACAACGTGCTCCAGCTCGATACTATACACAGAATCGCATGGTCAATGGTGAAGACTATACCAACTTTCCATTCACACAATACAACAGCATTCTCAAAAGCACAGCCATTAATCGTGCTTCAATTGGTACCAGTCGATATCTTGACCTAGTAGATGGCACAGGAAAATATTCTAGTACAAATATTTTTGCCAGCGACGGTGCTTTATATGAATCCAATGCTCTGCAGAGTTTTCAGTTTTCATGGTTGACTGCTAATAATATTTCAGACGCAGTAATTAATCAAATTGCTCCATTGACAGTTGGTGCGGGCCTACAACAATTTTACTATGCTAATTTTCCGCGTCCCAACATTGCAGTATTAAATTATACCTGGCATCAAAGTACCGCAATCACAAATGAAACTACAGGCTATTTTGAAAATGCACTAGGAAATCCTGTGTCCATCGGCAGCTTTACCAGCAACAACGGCAAATATATTACAGAGGGCAGTCTAGTACAGTTTGCAGCGCCCACAGGATATTATTTTACCGCCACTAATCGGTTGGCAGTTGGCACACCTACCCAGCCAGACGAAAAGCTCACAATATGGGCTAGCCCTACAGCAGTTTATCTAGCAGGTACAGCACAAGGTTTAGGCAATTTGCCGTCGGGCCTAGGCCCAGTGGTTTTAAATAATTTTGTGCCTACTGGAGCAATTCCTGTACAGGTGATTCCTGTGTTTACCACAGATATCCCTACCAGTGTTCAACAAAGTGTGGTCGAACAAATTTCACTTAATCAAAATTTTGGTCTGGGTTATAACAATCTTACCGATACTTGGTATTTGATCACTTCTAACAATCTTGCTGTAGATGCCAACTTTAGTTTGGCCAATGCACAAAGCACCACAGGCACTAATCTTGATGCGTCATGGCTAATACAAGCTACCTTCAATGGATCGGTGTACACAGTATCTTCAAGAAGTTTAGAATACTATTTTGGCAGCGTGTTGCAAACCAGATTTTTCTTTTATACCAGTGACCCTATCTATGATAGTAGAACTGGCACAGTGATCCGCGACTACATCAATATCCTTAAAGTCAACAGTCGGCCTGATAGTTCAGTACCAATGGGTTCAGACAATATAGTAACTATTATTGATCAACCTGTGCTCAGTGATGGGTTGGTCGATGACTTCCAAGTTGTGGTCAGTTTTGATAGAACCGGCGGAGACCTTGCACCAGTTAACCCAGATTTCTTTAATGACATTGTAGCACCATTGGTTGATTCTAATCAGAAATATGTGTTCTTTCAAGCCACAGTAGACTTTGATAATTTACAACGTTATCTATTAATTGAGGCAGGAATCGTTAATAGTGATTATGCAACTATGGCAGACATACAAGCGGTACAAAGCCAGTATATAACAGGCCAGGTCTTTTATGCCTACGGAGAAACAGATTCCTATGGAGCCAATCAAATATTTTATATTTTAAGTGTGGACAGTCTCGACAACCCAGTATTGACCCAGACATACGGATATCAAGCCAAAGTGGGCCGGCAAGATTTATACTTCCAGTATCGTCACAATAGCCCACTGACCAGTAGAATTGATCCTGGATCTACAAACATCATTGATTTATATATAGTCACCAATGCTTACTATACCGCCTATATCAATTGGTTGCAAGATACCACCGGCACAGTGACCAAACCAACTGCACCCACTATTGATCAATTGAATACTGCCTACCAAGGTCTACAAAATTACAAAATGATATCAGACAACATGATTCTTAACAGTGTGGATTTCCAACCATTGTTTGGACAAAAAGCTGATTCGGCTCTGAGAGCTACAATTAAAGTAATCCGTGCAGCTGGAAGCACAGCCAGTACCAGCACTATTAAAAATTTAGTAGTGTCTAACATGAATGCTTATTTTGATCTAGCCAATTGGAACTTTGGCGATACATTTTATTTTAGTGAACTGTCGGCCTACATACACCAAAACATTGGCGATGTTGTAAGCAGTGTGGTATTAGTTCCGTTGAATAGTCAAAAAAGTTTTGGTGATCTATACGAAATTAGATCAGCCCCTAATCAAATTTTTGTTAATGGAGCCACAGTAAATGACATAGAGGTCATTACTGCCTTGACCAGTACTAATCTACAGACTGCCCCAGGCAGCGGAGTAATTTAATGAAACAAGTTCGCAGTGTAGAGTTTCTGCCAGAAATATTTCAGACTCCGATAAATCGACAATTCCTGGCTGCTACTTTAGATCAACTGATACAAAATCCGCAGTATAATCAAACACAAGGATTTATTGGTCGTCGAGTTGGCCCTGGGGTCAATGCCAATGACAAATATGTAGTTGAACCTACAAAAACTCGCACAGATTATCAACTTGAACCTGGAGTAGTACAAATTGATCCAGTAGATAGTGCTCGTGTGCTTGACGCAATAACATATCCTGGAATCAACAATGGCCTCCAGTTGCAAGGTGCCTATACTGATAATCCTCAAAGACTTTATACTAGCGACTATTACACCTGGGATCCATTTGTTGATTTTGATAAGTTTGTAAACTACGCCCAATACTATTGGTTACCAGGCGGCCCTCTGGCAGTAGATATATCGGCCACTGGAATTCCACTCACCGACAGTTTTACTGTTACTAGAGCCAATGGAGTGTACACATTTTCGGGGATAACTGGTTCCAATCCTGCACTTACCTTGGTACGTGGTGGAAGTTATACTTTTAATGTAGCACAAAATGGAAAAGACACAATCGACTTACGTGTAACTAACAACGATACCAGTAGTTGGAATATTGATTATTCTCCCAATCCACCATTAACTTTAATTCGTGGCAATACGTATGTGTTTAATTTAACTCAAACTTTTCCATGGTCATTCTATATCAAGACTGAACCCAGTCTAGGAACCACAAACATATATTCAGATGGAGTGTTTAACAACGGTGCCGGTGGTGGCCTGATTACATTTACAGTACCACAAGACGCACCTGATACATTGTATTACTGCAATGATATACAATTTAATCTGCGTGGGCAATTTACAGTGGTCAATCCAGGAGCGACCCAACCCTATGACACTACTGATTTTAGCTCAGGACTGATTACCAATGAACCTGGTAGCTTTGACTATGCTGTTCCACGTACAACCGGCCCAGGGTTTTGGATACAGTCCGACCCAGGAATTGATGGCCGTGTAATTGCCACTCCTAACATCAGCAGCAGAGATGTATTGGGTGTAGAAAACAATGGCGAAGATCTTGGCACGATTACATTCAACGTGCCCATGGCTGATGCACAGAATTTCTATTACAACATGCCCAGCATCGGCACAGTAGATCTAGTCACTACATTACAGTTTGATCAAATCAATAATCAATTCTTAGAACCATTTTTTGCAACTAATCGTAATGGCATTGATGGTATTACAAATTTGCAAAATCGTACCATAGCATTTATTAATCAAAATTCAGATCCTAATACCGGCGGTTGGCAACAAACTACGTTCTTTGATCCATTGAATAATGCTGGCAATGTAGAAAGTGGAATTGGATCGTTTGACTCAACTACTTTTTCTCAGACTACATTTATTACCGATCAGGCCACGCAATACAGCGTATGGCGTATACAGTACCTTACTGCCGAAGGCGGTGGCGGAACCTATATGTCATTACAGTTTGTACAAAATGTAGATCTTGACAATAAGTTTACAGTTGGATTTGGTACTGAATATTCCAGCACCGGTTGGTACAAAAATGCCGATGGATTTTTTGAACAGATTCCGTTGTTAACAGCCGACAAAAATATTTTATTTTACCAAGATGGTACTGACCCAGAAATAGTTGGAAGATTCAACATAATTGATCTTGACATGTCAACCACAATTGATGTTGATGCCATTATTGGATCACCTGCCTACACTAGTCCTAATGGTGTAACGTTAACCAATGGTATGAAAATTATATTTCGTGGTAATGTGTATCCTACTGAATACCAAAATAATGAATACTATGTAGAAGGAGTAGGTACAGCTATCCAGTTGTTGCCAGTTACTTCTTTTATAACTCCAGAAATCTACACAGATAGTTTAACTATTCCCTACGATACCACTCCCTACGATTTTGGTAATTTTGATGGTAGTTTAAATCAACCGCTAATACCCGACTACTTGACTATTAATCGTGCCAGTCCAGACCTTAATGCCTGGACTCGTAGCAACCGTTGGTTCCATATTGATACAATTACAGCCAGTGCTGAATATAACAACACAACCCCGGTATTAGACAATAATTTCCGCGCTCGTAGGCCTATCCTAGAATATCGTGCCGGAACAAGATTATTTAATTTTGGTACCCAAGGAAAACAACCAGTTGACATTATTGACCTTAATCAAACCGATGCGTTGAGTAATGTCAATGGCGCAATTGGATACAGCGTTGATGGATATAATTTGATCGAAGGAAGCACTATTATTTTTGCTGCCGATATAGA